GGTTCAGTTTTTTTAGGAGTCTATCTTATTGGTTCTGTACAAACTCCTCCATGGTGGTAAAATGATACAAGTTTTTATGTTAGTACTTATTATGGGAATAGGTGAAGATAGAAAACCTATTGAAGAAACATTATATTTTAAATCAATTATTACGTGCAATTTGACTGCGAAAGAATTGTCAAAAAGATGGGGACACTGGTCACACATGGATCAAGTAACTGTGTACTGTGTGCCAGCGTCAGTTGATTCTAAAACTAAATTAATGGATGTTATCGACTAGCAAGTGGATTATCTAAAGCTTTTGTAATTAGATTATTTAAATCAGTTTCAATGCGATTAATTTCTTTATCTACACCGGATTCCATTGACGTAATTTTAGCTTCAACCTTACTTACCATTGCATCTACTTTATCATCAAATCTATCTGAAGCGGCATCTACTGATTTACGAGAATCATCTTTGCCCTTATCAATCATTCCTTCGACTTTATCGATAGTTCCATTGACTTTAATTTCAAGTCGAGTAATCATACTTTCAGTTCTCATGATTGAACTTCTAAGTGACCCAGTTGTTTGGCTAATATTTTCTTGAGTCTGAGTTACACTATCTCGAATTGTTTTAATTTGACTTTGAAATGATTCTACAATTGCTCTTGTAGATTCAAGCTCTTCACGAGTAACCGCTAATTCTTCTGTAATAGCACTTAAATCAGGAGCAACATATTCTTGAATCTGTTCTTTCATATTACGATAATCATTATAAAATTCAAATCCACCCCATGCGGCTCCTCCTAATGTACTCAATGCTGTTAATAGCACAAACATCTTTCCACCTGTAAACTTTAATCCACCAAATTCTACCTCTGCCATTATTTTATTCCTTTAAAATTTAATTTCTTTTCCAACAACTATTCCTATTTTTTTATTTTCAATACTTGGCATTATAAAAAATGTTTTATATTTTAATCTTATAAGTGGCAATATATCTTTATAATATCCGCTTACAATTCCAACTTCTGCACTTAAATTATCACTAAAATCGATATCAGAAGAAACAAAATAACTCATATTTTTTTCACTATTGTAAAATGCTCCAATATTATAGTCTTGATAACTGAATTTTCCATAAGGATGAAATTCATTGTAGTCTTGATTCATATTTAAATGAAGAGTTAAAGCTAATCCTAATTCTAACATGCCATTACCTTAAATTCGGATATTGTAAATCTTCCATCGCACCGAATGTAGGATCATTTACAAACCATCTTGAAAATTCATGATCAACTGTTGGCTTAGGTGGATAGAAATAAATATCTGGTACTTCCATTTCACCATAATCGAAATCAGGTACAAATGCTATTAATGCTAGCAGCTGTGCTTGAATTACCATTTGCTCTTCAATTGTATCTGCGTTGTCTATTTTTTTTCTTAATCCTTCAATTTTAGCAGCAACTAAGGCCTTAATCTTTTCTGTTCTACTATCTTTTTTTTCTTTTTCACTAGGCTCAGGTTTTTTATCTTGCTTTTTAGGTGCTGGCTTTTCATCTACTGATTCATCTTTTTCAGTCTTTTCATCACTATCTTCAGAGCTAGTATCTTCCCCAGTGTCTTTTTCTTCTCCGTCATCACTCTCGGACTCGCTCGATTCATCATCGGATGATTCTTTACTTTTTCCATCAGTATCGGATTCAGATTCGTCATTCTTTTCTGGCTCGGTTGGTTTTTCTTGCGGCTCTGGCTCTGGCTCGGATCCAGGGTCTCCTTCTCCTGAATCTCCTCCTCCATCTCCTCCATTTGAGTCGGAGGTATTTGATTCAATAATTTCCGTTTCAGGTCGTCCATTTGACGCATCCTCCACTTGTAATTCTATTTGCGCTATTTCTTGTTCTATAGATTCTGTACTAATATCACTTACAACCGGAATTTCTTCTACAACTACTGGTTGAGGAATTATAACTGGTTGAATAATAGGAATATCTGGTACTACAATAACATTTAGTTCAGCAATAGGTTGAGATGTAATATTAGTTTCTGCTAATATTTCTTCTATTGACTCTGGTGCAGTTACTGCTACATTGCTTTCTGTGCTAGGAGCAATATAATTTGGACAACCCAGATCATATTGACTATCTAATTCACATTGTTGATTATAATAAGCAACTTGATATAAAGGACAAGATGGTGAATATAACTGATCTATATTACATTGTTGATTAAGATATGCTGTATCGTATCCTGGACATCCAGAATCATATAAAGTATCAGCTTCACAAGCTTTATTATAAAGATATGCTACATATGCTTCTGCATAGCCTGGGCACGTAGGATTATATAAAGTGTCTAAATCACAAGGATTATTTCTATATGTAAACCACATAGATCCATCTTTTACTACAGGACCATAATACCCGTTCCATTGTCCATTATCTTGTGCAGTTGTGACAAATGTAATATTACCTAATTGTGCTGGCGTATAAATTGTTCCAGATCCTGTAAGATGATTAAATATTTCCATATAGTCTTGTTCTATTTGCCATACAGATCCACCTTCTACTTCTTCATTTGAACTATGAGCATTTTCCTCGTACCAACTATACCATGTATCATAATCATAAGTTTTAGTTTTTACGACATTTCCTGCAGCATCTGTTAAAGTAACAACAATATTTAACGTATCTAGCTGGTCAGCATATTCACCAGTAGCTTTCATATTCTCATCAAGTCTACTTGATATATCAGCATCACAATATATTTGAGTACCATCTGATTTAGTTACGTTAAAACACCCATTTATCCATTTCCAACGATAGTGAATTTTATCTAAACTTATTCCAGTACCAGCATCTGAAAGAGCTTCATTTATAGCTATTCCTAATGCAAAGCTATCTGCACAAGCTCCCCATTGTAAAGCATTTCCGCCCCATGTATTACTAGTCGAAGGTATTAAATTTAAATGTGTTGAACCACCATCACATGCACCCATTGTTATAGTACCATCAGTAAGATCGCCAATTTCTGGACTAGTGGTTATTGATCCATCATTATTTGTTACGTACGTAGGTGCACCACCAGAAGAGGTTGGTGTACTTGTGGATTCTAAAACTAAATCTTGAGAGCTAGCCGGCAGCGGCAAGCAAAAGAAGCATAAGAAGAGCACCGCCAATAGCACTTTTGCCAGTATCCCATTGCCTTTTCTGAACATCTGCTTTTGTCTCCGGAATAATTATTGCAGGAATTTTCTTTTTGCCTGATGGCTTTTTCCATTCAACCTTTGCGTCTTCACCAATTTTACCATAAATTGGACAAGGTGTTCCTGCCATTCCCATAGCATCGTATACTCTACGGTCCTGACATAAGACCGATACTGCCGCAACTTTCATTCCAAAGTCATATAATGTTTTTGATATTTTAAGTCTTTCACAATTCTGATCGGTAACAGTTTCTCCAGTTGATATACCTAAAATTTGTGTTTGTACTGCGCCTGATATGCCAACAGTACATAAATCTTGAGAACTACCTCCAGCACTTGGAGAAATAGCACTTGGTGGAGGAGAAATTACAATTGTTCTACCTTTAGAGTCTGTTTTGCTTTTACTATCAGTTGTGGAGTTTATTACAGTTTGCGCATACAAAACAATAGGCTTTGATGTGCATGCTGCTAGTGTTAATAATATCAATATCAATAGTTGTTTACTCATAGTTAAACTCCTGTCTATCGATACTATTTATACAAAAAAGAGAGCCATAAAGACTCTCCTTTTTATCAAAAATAAGTACGACTTTTCTGTTGCTAGGTAAGTCGCCAACCCCCTGTGTTAGGCCGCTAGGGCGTAACCAGATGGAGCACAATTATTGTTTGCACTTGTAAAGTTCTTCGCGTTAACCCAGCTTAGATCGGGGCGACTCCAATTCATTTCTATATCTGTCGATCCTATTTCAGCCCCATCAAAGATACACTATCCTGTCTCCTTTTAACAGCTATCGTTAACTATCAACAATCAGGTTCAAAACATCTCGCAATGTCAGTTTTATCAACTACTAAGTAGCATAGTATATCTATGGTGGAGCTGCGCGGTACTGCCCCGCGGTCCAGTATATGTCCATTCCTCTTCTACGTCTACATTTTATTTATACATTATTTTGTTTTTAATTTTCTTATAAAAACCCGAATAAGTAACGGACCAATACGATAATTCTTATATGGATTGCCATTATTGTATCTAAAATCTCCCCATTGAAAGGGTTCTCCTTTAGTCCAACTTATCCAATGAAAGTCCATTATTTAGTATCCTTTAAACATACACGTTATTAAATTGTTGAGTACATCGAATAAAAGTCGTACATTTACTTAATTGTTTAAGATTAGAAGCTCCAGCATACGTGCAAGTACTACGTATTCCACCAAGAATATCTTGAATAGTATTTTTTATTTCGCCACGATACGGTATTAAAACAGTTCTACCTTCACTCGATCTGTAATTTTTAAGACCTCCAAAGTGTTTATTATTTGCAGTATCCGAACTCATACCATAAAATTGTACAAATTGTTTCTCTTCAATCTTTGGCACATTAGGTTCTTCGAATACTTCATTCGTAAAATAATGTTTGGTAATTACTTCTCCACCACCTTCATCGTGTCCAGCTAACATCCCACCAAGCATAACAAAGTCGGCTCCTGCAGCGAATGCCTTAGCCACATCTCCAGGGCATGTACATCCACCATCAGCGATGATATGGCCTCCAAGACCATGCGCGGCATCAGCGCACTCAATAACAGAAGACAACTGAGGATAACCAACACCCGTTTGAATCCGAGTAGTGCAAACACTCCCAGGACCAATGCCCACTTTAACAATATCGGCTCCATTTAAAATTAACTCCTGTGTTTGATCTGCTGTAACTACGTTTCCGGCAATGATTACAATTCTGGGATAAAGACTTCTAAATTCTTTTATAAAATTACTAAATCTTACGGTATATCCATTAGCAACATCAATACATACATATTTTAATTGATCACCAACTTGCTCGTAAACTGTTCTAAATTTTTCATGATCTCGATCACTAATACCAATACTCATTGCGGCATATTCAGTACGTAAAACATTATCACTATCAAAATAATCTACAAGATCATTAACGCTATAAGTTTTTACTAAACACGTAAAAGCAGATTCAAGTGATAATTTATCTGCCATTTCAAATGTACCAACACCATCCATATTAGCTGCCATAATAGGAATGCCCTCATAATTATATGGTCCAGTGCTATTTGGATAATCTGGGCTATAATTTAAAAAAGTAAATTTACGTTCTAAATCAACTTCTTTTCTTGATTCAAGCGTGCTTCTTTTGGGACGAATAAGAACGTCTTTATAATCAAGCTTCATATCATCATCAATACGCATTATAGTTCCTCGTCATGAATGTGCAATTGAATAAGGGCATAATGAAGAATTTTCATTAAGTCTTTACGAGCATCATCTCGAGTACCTTTATTTCCATATCGATTAGCATACTTATCGACATTACCCATACAGAATCCTGTACCATGTCCTCGGTCAATAATTACTTCAGTTGATTGAAATTTATTAGTGGAATAATGAGCTCCATATGTACTATCAATATATTTTTGAAACTCTTCAATATATTGATTCTCGTTAAATTTATA